CAACGCATTACGAGTCCATTTAGAAGCGTATTCTTCAGTCTCGATATAAACCTTGCCGGCTGCAACTGTCCCAAGTCCACGATAAGGATTCTCTGGATTTGGAAGTTTAAAGTGAACAATTTCATCTTTGTCAAAGGGAATCTTAGTTCCATCTGGTTTATTTAAAACATAGCCAGTAACAAGACCGGCGTTATTGCCTTCAGTATCGATAGCAACGTCCATTAGATCAGGTCTAAGCAAATACATTTCAACTGGTTTATGAGATCTTTCTCCCTTGGCTAAATACCAAAAAGACTCTCCCATCAATTTCATATAAGTAAAGTGAAATTCTAAGAACTGGAATTGAGAATAATCTGGATTTGGCTTTCTTAATAAATCAATAAACTCATTTTTAACTACTTGATTTTCTTTACCACTTGCACCCTCTTTATATGCGCTCAAGCTAATCTTAGCCTCATTTTCGGCGATGATTGAAATAACAGCGTATACCTTGCGGACATACTGTTTTAACAGCTTAGTTCTGCTCCAAGATCCCGGAGTAACCCAATCTAAAACTGAACCTATTGTTGAATGACCTAGAAAAAATTTATTTACTGAACTTCTAATGCTGCTAAAAATAGACATATGACAATTCTACCACGACCTAAGCGAAAGCGAAATCAAAGTCTCCGCCGTGAAGTGGTCTAAAACACATTTCAAGAGTATCTAGAACGTCTAGAAATTCAAGATCAGGATAATCTTGCATGTGCTTCCAAAGGATACTATCCTTTTTAAATAATATTTGGCCAGTATTGACGTAAGGTTCTAAGCTTTCAATGCGCTCTTCTTTTTTTCTTTTTTGCTGTAATCCTTCAAATGGAATATATCTTCCCTCAGCCTTACTTCTTGCTTCCATTGTTTCTAGAAAATAGGCTTGAAACTGAACCGCTTCAATGTTAAAGACTTCAAACTGATATGGCAAATTAAAGATTCTGTTTATAATTTCATTCGGCTTTAAGTGCTCGCCAATGCTTTGTACTTCATAAATCTGTCCAGTTTTAATATGAACTCCAAGAATTACAATTCCCACTAGACTGCCAGATCCCTCAGTTCCGTTCTTTTTCTTTTTACCTAGAGCTGGATCATTAGCGCCGTAGTATTTCATTTCTGTTCTAGGAGGTAAAACATCGTAGGCTTGAGGCTTAAAAAAAGTAAATTCATTTGCTTCAGGAAATTTAACTAGATAATAGCGCTTCCAATCTTTGCTAGTAGTCTGCTTTTTCTTTTGTTCTAGTTCAAGTTCAGTAAAGCGACCCTCTGCAACCGCTTGTTCTAAGGTTATTCTGACCTTGTAATACATCGGATCATTCCAAGCGTCCTCAAAGACAGATCCCTCGACGCAGTTTCCAGCCATGATTAGTTTTCCCCAACCACGCTTTCCTTCAGGCATACGAACAATTTTAGAAAACTGTTCTCGCTTCTTAATAAGACCAGCTTCTTCCAAAACAATCACGTCTCCACCTTCTCCAACAGCGCCCTCGCCTTCCTTAGAAATCTGTCTTGAGTCAACTGAAGTAACTAAGATCCATCCGCCATCTGACCAGCGCAATAAATCCTTACTAATTGTGACCTTTAGTTTTTCAATCTCTGTTAGCTTAACATTAACTAATGAATTATAAATATCTGGATGATCGCCAATATGAGTGACAATATAAGCCATGATCTTGCGCGCTTTACCAGCAGATCCAGCAACGATCGGAATTTTAATATGCTCAGCAAAAGCCAAAAAGAGAATAGCTAGTGCTAATGTTTCACTTTTACCATAACGAGTTGGGGCAGAGAGCCAAAGCCATTTAATATCTTGATCTAGAATACTAAGAAATATATCGCATTCTCCCTCAGTCATGTGGTACGGCTTGCCCTCTGAGTTTTTGAAGTATTTACTTACCAGCGCTTGCGTCGACTGGATTTTGATTTGATGAGTTGTCATTTTTTCCTAATGCGATTATTTCTCTGACTGTGGCCATAATTTCCGCTGTACTCTCTGCTTGTTTAATTGGTTCGTCGCCACTTGTTAAATCTAATTTTTCGCCGTACTTTTTTGGCTTCATTTTAGCCATTAGCCATTTCCTAGTCTCGATCTTTAGTTTACGATGACCAAGCATGTCGCCGCGCTTAACTTCTGTGCCTTCAATTTTTTCGGTTATTGTTTCCCCTTCCTCAGTAGTGTCAGCTATATCAAGAATTTCTTCGGCCATAGCGTCAGCAGATTCTTGCTTCGCGCGCGCGTATTGCTCCGAAAATTCTTTGTTTTCTCTTAACCATTTAAAGACAGTTGACATTGCTGGCATATCAGCCATTTTGCAAACTGTTCGCATTGATTTTCCTAAAGCTAACTCTTCACAAATCTTATCAGCCAACTCTTTAGTATAATCGGTCGGTCTTCCTTTAGCCGGTCTTGTTGAGTCTAAATGCTCTTGGGTTTCAAATTGTTGTTCTGTTTCTCCTGACATACATCCAATATACCTATTTATGTGACAAAATAAAAGAAGATCTTTAAAAAAATATCGCAACTAAAATTATAAAAATAAAACCGCAAAATAAAATTAAATTTAATATTAAATAATTGTTATTCATTTTTATAATAACTTTTATATATATCTACTCTCCCCTCTCGCCTATGTATACCCCTTTTTTTATTTTTTAGCCAAGAGACACCTGTCCCCTATCGGCGGGGGAGAGGAGAGCTGTAATTGGATGCAAACCATACAAAATACGAAATTCGCTCTCTAAAACGTCTTTTTTACGCTCTCCAGTGACTAAATGGACAATATGCTTAACGTGATGAGGATTATCCCAAGAAGAGGTCACGTTATGAGTATGGAATAGATAAAGAAACTTTCCGTCGCTTAGTTCAGCCGTTCTCTTAGCATAATCTAAGTGTGGATGCTCTAATTTTAAATTATATTCGTCACAAAACTTATCCCACGCCTTTTGATTCTTTAAAGCACGATTAGCAAAAGTCATAGCATAAAATGGCGGCGGAGAACTCATTCCCTCATAGTGCGCGAGTCTTCTTGTTTGACGATCGTAAACATAGCCGTTGCGAAAAATAAAGACAGTTCCCTCTTCAATGTCACGATTCATTAGTTCACTAAAAGCTTCTGGATGATAAATGTCGTCGCTATCGTGATTTAAAACTACCAAGTTATCAACCTTGTTATAATAAAAGTCTCTAAAAAATTCGACTGGTTCGACGAAGTCTTTAAGCTTGCGATCATCCCAACAGACATAAGCGCCGTTTTCAATAAGAAACTCCATCATTGGAGAGCAAAGCTTAGTATCAATATCTGTGCTGAATGGAGCGATGATAT